GGAGGAGGGCGATGCTTTCCACATGTACCAAACACTCGTTGGCGATCCTTCAGACGGGTACAAAGGATGCCCCGGCGTTGGCCCTGTCAAAGCTGAAGGTGTAACTAGATGGGAAGATGTCGTTTCCCTCTTTGAAAAAGCCAAACTCAACGAGCGTGAAGCTCTCATTCAAGCTCGCCTCGCCCGTATCCTACGGAACACTGATTATGACGATGAACAGGGAGTGATCTTATGGAACCCCTCTACGTAATAAAGTCAATGCTTAAGAGTATGAGTGAGGTGGACACAGCTCGCCTCATTCAGAACCTCTCAGAACGAGCTAAGAACGCTGAAGACACTGCGTCTAAGTTAGGTCAGAAGTTAAAAGAAAGGACTGAAGGGTGGGCTTACTTGGAGTCCACGATAGCTGACCTTCAGGAGCAGTTGGTAAATATGGAGGAGAACAAGTTTGAACAACTATGAAGAAGATGAAGTTCTCTATGAGTCCTCAATGAACCGTCAGGTGGGTGGGGATCACTATAAGAAACACACCATCCAACCCATTGAGTACATCATGGGGAATAACCTCGGGTTCTGTGAGGGCAACGTTGTCAAGTACATCACACGGTGGCGCGACAAGGGTGGCGTCAAAGACCTTGAGAAGATCAAACAGTACGTAGACTTCTTGATTGAACAGGAGAACACATGACCAAGTGTCGAAGCCGTGAAGGAGCAGTGGCTGAGTTCCACAAGTGCATGGGTCATCAAGTAGATGGCCCTTTTTTGTTGGCTGAAGTTGAACTCAGGGAGCGCCTTGTTAACGAGGAGCACCGTGAGCTAATGGATGAGATTACCCAAGTTAAGATGGACATCATGCACCACGGGGAACCTCAAAAGGAAACCCTAGAGAAACTCATCAAAGAGATGGCTGATCTCCAGTACGTCCTGAGCGGTCTGGCGGTTACCTTCGGGTTAAACCTTGAGGTAGCCTTCAACCGTGTACACGCAAGCAACATGAGCAAACTGGATGACCGTGGGTTCCCTGTGCGTGACGAAGGCGGGAAGATACTCAAGGGTCCTAACTACGAGCCGCCTAGTATGGGTGGACTGGTGTAAACTCTGACGGAGACCTAACATGATAAACGCTGGTAACATTGGTTCCACGGGATACACTAGGTCCACCGCTGATCTATACTGCTCGCCTCGATGGCTAGTCCCAGCCCTGCTCGATCACGTTCCGATCACCGGCACGGTCTGGGAGCCTACGGCGGGGTATATGGACTTGGTTGAGCCGCTCACGGCTGCTGGACTGAAGGTACACGCAACAGACCTCCATGACTACGGTACAAGCGCAACAGCCAGTGTAGACTTCCTGACATGCGCTCACATCGCGTGTGACTGGATTGTGATGAACCCTCCTTTCAACCTTTCTGATGCATTTGTGAGGAGGGCGCTCGACATCGCCACTGTCGGTGTTGCATGTGTGCTGCGCCTTAATTGGATCGCAGCGAAGAGACGCGCTGACTTAGCGTCCTCTCTGTCGCACCTCATTATACTAGGCCGAGTTCCTTTCCTACCACCAGAAGCTATAGATAAAGGCATCAGCCCCACCACCGATTATGCGTGGTGCGTCTGGCATATAGGGCGCAAAGGTCCGACAACAATCACGCGAGGAGTGAAATGCCGATGACTGAAGACGTTGATTTGAACGCAGAGATTGCTCGCCTCAAGAAGGAACTAGCTGCTGCTGATCGGTTTGGTGAGGATATGTACAGAAAGGTTCAGACCCTTGAAGCCATGATGAGGCACACTAACACCTGTGCTTCTTGCGGTGCCACTGTAATGAACCGCGAGAGTTACCCATGAAGGTAACACTGCTAGATCACATGGGGTCAGACCTCACTGTAGTTAATGCGGCTCGGGTGAGCTTCGATAAGGAGAGTGATTGGGTTTACTGTGGTGGACACTCTGACGGACGCGACAAAGACTTATCTGTTAAGGATAAGAAGCTCATCAAGTACCTCGCAGAGCATAACCATTGGTCCCCCTTCTCACACTGCTTTGTTCAGTTCAGGGTTAAGGCACCGATATTCGTAGCGAGACAACTTCAGAAACATCAGGTTGGACTAGCGTGGAACGAGGTGAGCCGGAGGTATGTAGATAGTGATCCTGAGTTCTATGAGCCTGAAGTGTGGCGTGCGAAGGCAGACAATGTGAAGCAGGGCAGCGCTGACGATGCAGTACCTTTCGGAGAGGAAGCTATTAAGGCTATACGAGAGTGTTTAGACCTAGCAGATGACACTTACTCATATATGATTGGATGCGGTGTCTGCCCTGAGCAAGCCCGTATGGTTCTACCTCAATCAATGTATTGCGAGTGGGTCTGGTCAGGCTCTCTCTACGCTTTCGCTCGTGTTGTAAACCTCCGTCTAGACCCTCACTCCCAGAGAGAAACTCAAGAAGTCGCCAAGCAAATCGCGGAGTTCCTCCATGCTTTGTTCCCAGTGAGCTACAACGCTCTCTGCAACTAAACCCTTCCCTTAAAATCACAAAGAGGCGCTGATGACCTTTCGGTCAAACCGTAACCCTATGTTCCGCTCAAAGTTCAGCGAGGACATCTTCAATCATAAATACTCACATCAAGACTGCACCACATGGGCAGACCTAGCTAAAGTTCTAGTAGAAGACGTATGCCGGTCAGATATGACAGTCAGCGAAAAGGAGCAGCTGATCAAGTTCATTGAGGACCTTAAGTTTGTTCCCGGTGGTAGGTACATCTACTACGCTGGTAGACGTAACAAATTCTTCAATAACTGCTATCTACTTCGCGCTGAGGAAGACACTCGAGAAGACTGGGCAGACCTAGCTTGGAAAGCTACCAGCTGCCTGATGACAGGCGGTGGTATCGGGATTGATTACTCTGTGTATCGCCAATCAGGTTCCAAGCTAAGTGGAACTGGAGGTGACTCCTCAGGCCCTGTACCTGCAATGAAGCTCATCAACGAGATTGGTCGTAATGTAATGCAAGGCGGCTCCCGTCGCTCTGCAATTTACGCTTCACTGAACTGGCAGCACGGTGATATCGACGAGTTCTTGAACGCTAAGAACTGGAGTAACATGCCAGTGGGCGACACTGGTAAGAACCTCTCAGATATCAAAGAGAAGGACTTCAACTTCTCTGCTCCGTTAGACATGACGAACATCTCAGTTAACTACGACACTGAGTGGCTACAGGAACTCTGGGAGACCGGAGACCCCGGTGATGTCTTCAAGGCAAATGTACGCCAAGCACTCATGACAGGTGAGCCGGGGTTCTCATTCAACTTCTTTGACAAGGAGAACGAGACCCTTCGTAACGCATGTACAGAGGTCACCAGCGAAGATGACTCAGACGTATGCAACCTTGGAAGCCTTAATCTTGGACGAATTGATAACCTCCAAGAACTTAAAGAAGTCACTGACCTCGCTACAAAGTTCCTACTGTGCGGAACGCTACGAGCAGACCTTCCTTATGACAAGGTGCACCGAGTCCGTCAAAAGAACCGACGTTTGGGCTTAGGTCTCATGGGTATCCATGAGTGGCTAATCCAGAGAGGATACAAGTATGAAGTCACCCCAGAGTTACACCAATGGCTCTCAGTATACCGAGGAGTTAGCGACGATACTTCTCGACGTTACGCAGACTACCTCTCAGTTAGCCGTCCTGTCGCTAATCGCGCCATCGCGCCAACGGGCAGTATTGGCATCCTTGCTGGGACAACAACAGGTATTGAGCCTGTCTTTGCAGTCGCTTATCGACGACGCTACCTCAAGTCAGGAAGTAAATGGCACTACCAGTACGTAGTGGACAGCGCCGCTCAGGACCTCATTAATCACTACGGGGTAAACCCAGAGAACATTGAGTCTGCTATTGACCTAGCGGGTGACCCTGAGAGACGCATCAAGTTCCAAGCTGACGTTCAAGACTACGTGGATATGTCTATCTCATCCACGATTAACCTCCCTCAGTGGGGATCAAAGGAAAACAATGAAGATACTGTGGAAGGCTTTGGAGATATCCTCAGTCGTTATGCTCATCGTCTTCGGGGCTTTACTTGCTACCCCGATGGTAGTCGTGGCGGTCAGCCTCTGGTCAGTGTTCCGTACAGTGACGCTGTCGATAAGCTTGGCGAAGAGTTTGAGGAACATGTGGCTACGCATGATATATGCGATATTACCGGACACGGTGGATCGTGCGGAGTCTAAATAGCTGAATCTTAAGGTGAAACAGGGGGTTCATAACCCCTTGTTTTCCTTAGGTTCTTTATTTTCCCCTCATACTGGATGAACCCAATGAAAAAAAGACAGTATAAATCCCATAAGTTACCTACAGTTACACTCGAGTTACTTGAGTACCTAGAAACTATATTCCCTGATAAGTGTCCAGATAGAGGGTCCTCAGTAGAGGACATCTACGTGAAGATAGGGAATGTACAAGTAATCAGGAAACTGAGGTCATTACATGAAGAACAAACAAAAAACCCCTTAGGATAACCCTATGTGCACAAGTTCTAAAGCTCCCCCGGCCCCTCAGCCTGCCCCTGAGCCACCGGCTCCCCCGGCAGTGTTAGAGCAAGAGGCCCCAAAGACAATTCAGAAAGCTAACGAAGATGCCAACGCTAAGAAGAAGGGTACTAAAAAGTATCGCACTTCAGCTTTGACCATCAACAGTGATTCTCCCACCACCGGTGTGACGATCCCTACCTAACCATAAGGAAATTCTCTAAATGATGAGCAAGGGTACGTGTAAGTCACGATATGAAAAACTTGCTACAGACAGAGAGATTTACCTCAATCGCGCTCGAGAATGCGCCCGTCTTACCATCCATGCTTTGATGCCTGAGAATGGTCACACGGGTGCCTCGCGCTTGTACACTCCCTACCAGAGCATAGGCGCTCGAGGTGTAAACAACCTCTCTGCTAAACTTATGCTCTCGTTGTTCCCGCCGAACACTCCCTTCTTTCGCTACTCTATTGATGACTACACCTTAGAGGAATTAGCTCAAGACCCTACAGCACGGGCTAAAGTTGAAGAGGCGTTGAACACTAGGGAACGGGCAGTACAAACTGAGATTGAGTCTTCTAGTCTGCGGCCAAAACTAAACGAGACTTTCAAGCAGCTGATCGTCTGCGGCAACGCTCTGGTTACATTCCCCAAAGATGATGGAATGCGTCTGTTCACTATGGACAAATACGTCATCAAGCGCGGCCCGTCAGGTAATGTACTTGAGGTTATCATTAAGGAAGAAATCCACAAGGATGCCCTTCCAGAAGAAATCCTAGAGATTCTCCCTAAGAACGCTGACGAGGACATGCTCCCTTCAGAGTCTGATAAGGGCGACAAGAACGTCTTTGAGTTATTCACCAAGTATTACCGAGACGGTAAGAAGTTTCGTGGATACCAAGAGATCAATGGGATGATTGTCCCTAAATCTGAAGGTGCTTGGGATATCAAACGAGCCCCCTTCTTGGCACTTACTTGGTCCCTCATTGACGGTGAGGATTGGGCTAGGTCCTACGTAGAGGAATACAAAGGCGACCTAGTGACTGCTGAGGGTCTCTCTCGTGCAGTCGTTGAGGGTGCAGCTGCTTCCTCTAAAGTTCTGTTCTTAGTGAACCCTAATGGTGTCACTGAGGAGAAAGACTTAGCTGAATCTGAGAACCTTGATGTTATCACTGGCATGGAACAGGACGTTTCTGTTCTCCAGATACAGAAGGGTGCTGACATGCAGGTCGCACAGAGTGTTCTCCAAGAGACCATCCAGCGGCTCTCATTCGCCTTCCTGTTAAACAGTGCTATCCAGCGTCAGGCTGAACGTGTCACCGCTGAGGAAATCAGACGGATGGCTCAGGAGCTTGAGGATGCACTAGGTGGTAACTTCGCTAACTTCTCACAGGAACTCCAGCTACCCCTCGTGCAACGCACTGAGGACCGCATGGAGAAAGAGAAGCGGCTACCTAAATTACCTAAAGGTGTTGTCGAACCTCAGATTACCACAGGGCTTGAGGCTCTTGGTCGAGGTCACGATCTAACTAAAATACAAGTGTTCATCAAAGAGGTCATTATGCCTCTAGGTGAGCAAGGCATCAGTCGCTTGAACATTGATGACCTCATCAAACGTGGTGGGACCTCTCTGGGCATCGACATGGATGGTCTTGTGAAATCAGCTGAGCAGATCGCTCAGGAGCAACAAGCGGCACAACAAGAAGCCCAGAATGCCCAGATGATGGACATGGTTAAGCAAGCAGTAGGCCCAGCAGCTAAAGGCGCTGTGGATGCTGCAACCAAAGGAGCAGAATAAACGTGGTTGAACGTGTAGAAATCAATACAGCAGAGGAAACCTCCGGGCCTACCCTTGAGGAATCCGCTAAGGAACTAGGCATTCTCGACGAGAACGGAAATGAGGTAGATGCGTCTGCACCTGCCGAAGAGGAGGCTGAGGTTGCCGCTGAGCGACCTGAGCATATCCCTGAGAAGTTCTGGGACGCTGAGAAGGGCGAGGTGAATATTGAAGCCCTCGCGAAAAGCTACAGTGAACTAGAGAAAGCCAAGTCCTCTGGTAAAGAGGAAGAAGTTAAGACTGAGGGTGAAACCGCTGAGGAAGTGGTGAACAACGCAGGCTTGAACTTTGATGCACTCTCGAGCGAGTTCG